GACATATCTATCGCTCCTTTAGCTCGTAGCCGCGCCCAGGATAACGAACGGCGACACGGTAGAAACCCCATCCGAGAGCGTCACGGGCGCGCTCATCCACGGCTGGCCGTCTACGCGATGCACGGCGCGCCATGAGGTCTGATTGTAACGCCAGCGGTCAAACTGCGTGCTCTCAATCGTTGTATCCTGGCGGTCGCCAATGACGTAGTAGCTCCAATCCGCTAGAAGGATGCTGCCCTGCGTACCCGCTGCGGGCAGTTTGTCCTCCCAGATTATGGGATAACCCATGAGCGTCGCGGGCATTCCGTCTCTCCCGTTGGGGATGAAGATGTAGGACGGGTTGCCGACCGGCCCGTTAAGCTGTAACAACTCAGACATTTGCGAGCGCGAGATATGCCATACTGGATTACGTCCGAAGAAGTGTTCCAGCATCCCGGTGATGTCCGCGACGGCGAGCGTTGCGCCCGCTGCCGGTTGCACGACGGTCGGGGTATTGACAGCGGCGATGACACCGAATGGTTGCCCGGCCCCCGTGCCGCGTAGGAAGGCGTATTCCTCATACCAGCGAATCGCCCCGGTGAAACCCATCGGGCTACGCAACCACGCATCGAGCGAGATCGCGCTATCCGCCATTAGTGAATCACTGGCGCGGGTGTAGCAGATTAGCTCATGCGCCACCAGCGTCAACTGGCGGAACCTCGGGGAGTCCTCAGTTTTTTCTGTCGCCTCTTCTGTCCAGAAAGCGTCCAGGCCGCCGAACCACGCGGGCTTGCCCGCCGTGGTGCTCGTCTGGTCTAGGACTGGAATCTGCACGGCGCGGCGGCTCATCGGGATGATGGTCGCCAGCGTGCGAATCGGTTGCAGCGACGGGTCAACGGCGAGCACTTCGGGCCGGAACTCAGTGGGGACTAAGAAGCCCCCGTCCGCGCCCACGCTCTCTGCCATTGCCTTAGACTGCAAAGAGCGCACATCGCTCTCCCAACCCGCGCCGACCTGACCCGTCTTCATTCCGGGCAAGACGCGCGGAATTCCCGGTGCATCGGGGACTAAGTTTTTAAGGGCTTCCTCAACTGGCATATCATGAAACTGCGCGAGGCGCGGGTCAAGATAGCGTCTGTGGTCCGCGCGCCCCGCCAGATAGACCGACGTGAGGAAGTCGCCGAAATTGGCGAACTTGTTTTGACCTTGGCGCGTTTTGGTTTCTTGCTGTGCTGCGCGCCCGGCCTGTTCCAATTCGTGACCGGCCATCTCTGACAAGTCGGTGAGCAGGGCGATTTGCTCGCCCATGCGTGCCGCGTCTGCATACATTGCCTTCGCCTCAGCGACCTGTTCCGCCGTGATTTGCGGTTTAGCCAGGAGCGCCTTGGCCTGTTCAATTGCCTGCGTGCGGCTTGCGTGTAATTCGTTTACAGTAGCCATTGTGTATTTCCTCCACACTTGTGTTTTTACAATCCATGTCGTTTGTGTGGTGGGTGCATACGCGGCCCGGCCATTACGTGGGTAACGACTAACAACTAAGTTATAAGGCTGCCAGTCCTGCAAGTAAGCGTTTGCGCTCGGCTTCCAACTGGAGGTTCATCTCGTCTTCTGGTCCTTCTACCATCTCAGGCACAGCCCCGGCTGCGCTTAACATCTCATTGAGCGCGTCAATTGCCGACTGTAAAGCCGATAAGGCAGCGCCAATCTTGCCCGCGCTGGCCTTGCTGATAACGCGCCCAGACTTTTTTTCCCAATATGTGCGCATCTCCAATGGGAGATTCCTGCCATACATTTTTTCGAGCATTATTTGAAGCGGATTATCCTTAAACAGGTCTGAATCATACTCGTACTCTACTTCATCATCCATTTCTACCAAATCCATCTCTACCAACAACTGCGGGGGCATCCCGGCGCGCAACATATCCAGCGCGCCTTGCAGCAAGCTCATCAGCTTGTGGTAGTCCTCACGTCCGATGACGCCCTTTTCGAGATAGTCGGTCATCGCGGCCCCATAGAGTTTCACGAGCATGGCTTCCAACCTATCCCCAAGACACTGGCGGAGCGGGCGCATGGCCTTGGTTGGCGGCTTGCTCATTGTCTCGGCTTCGCTCTCGAATTGCGTGATCAGGGTCTCGTCTTCAAACTCATTCCGCATCATGGCGTAGTAGCGTTCTAAGTTAGCAATGACGGCGGCGCGGTCTTCGGTGGACAGATAGGGCAAGGTTGCCCCACGCGAGCCGCGCAATGCGCCGTGTGCCGCCATCGCGCCCCGTGGCACGATGACCAATTCACCGTCTACCACGTCGCCAATCTGCAAATGATACGCGCCGAACTGTTCAGGATTCTCGGAGTCGTACCACATGAAGGCGCGGCGGTATTGTTCCCAATCAAGGTCGTCACCGCCAGCCCACTCCCGCACGCGCCGCTCGGCGGCGGTCCCGTCCCATTGCATATCGCGCGCCGCAAGCGGTAAATCTTGCACCGGCACTACACGCTTAATCTCTGCCATCCCATCCCCCTTTTTTGTACCGACGGTTGCCGTGGCGGGGTTCAGCCCCCACAGCACGTTAGAATACTCCCACAGTCTGATTTCTTTGAGACGGCGCGCGGCAATCTTGACGCCATCCTTGACCTTCTCTTCATACTCGATTTGCAGTGCATCGTAGCCAATCGAAGTTTCCGGGGCAAAGCCGCCCGCAATGAGGTTGAATATATCCCGACCCGCGCTGGTATCCAGCGCGTATTGCGTCGTGGCGAGGAGTGCGCCCGTGGCTTCCGGCGCGTATTCGAGCACCTTGTCGGTTAGCTCCTCACGTCCGACCTCGCGCAACGTCAGCGGCTTGCCGACGATCCGTAGCACGCTGTCGGTCTGGTGATTGTCGAGCACTCGTACCCTGCGCGCATTTTCGACAATGGTCTTGGCAAATGCGCCCGGTGCAATAATGTCGTTGCCATCGTCAAGGTTGCCCATGATAGCTACGAAGTGTTGGACAATGCCCTGGGCTTCGTCTACCGCCTTAACGAAAGTCGGGATATGCTTTGTCTCAAATGTTTTGCGCTTGCGGTAGTCACCGTTGGCGCGCTCATCTTTAATGCTCATGGTAGGTCTCCCTCAGTACGCAAATTCGACCATCCCGCCGCGCGCGCCAAACGAAAAGCACCGGCGCAAAGTGGCGTAGTTTTCATAGAAACGGTCACCGGCAGCGCGGGCCGTGACGTCAAACTTGTCTATATCTGCTAGTAATCGCGCGCACGCCGCGCTATTGAACATGCAGTTGTTGTCTGCAAATTGCAGCAACTCGTGAAACGGCTGGCGCGCTGGCGAATCATAATCTATGTCCCACAGCTCTTCTTTGGCTACGTTTACCAACACCGCTAACTCTTGTAAGAACTCTCCGAATTGGCGTACTGCAAACAGTAACTTCTCACCATAGCTTCCGAAGTTTCTTATGTGGTACTTATCCATAGCATCCACCTTGGCGTAGTATCCATCGGCGTCGTTAGCGTGGATTGAGTCGTCCACTGCGGTATATACAATTATGTCAAGTCCCATTGTTTATGTCCTTTTCTAGCTTTTTAAGTGAATCCGCACACTCATGCAACTCAACCCCGGCGCGGATATAGGTTAGCGCGCCCGCGAGGAGCAACAAGGCCGCAAACGCAAACCAACCGCCTGGCGCAATGAAGACGCCGACCGCGCCGATACAGACGGCAACCGTGCCAATGTTGCGATTGGCGCACGCTTGCGCTTCACGCGCGGCGATGGACTGTAACTCAATCTCTATTCCCATAACTTCATGCCCTTTACCAGCAGGATGTTAGCCGTGGCGCTGTACTCTAATTCACAGGGACTCCCGGAAATGCCCACCGTGGCGTTTGCAAAATCCATAACCGGCGTGAGTTTGGCATTGGCATTGGCACTTGCACCCCAGGCCATAATCGGGATGTCAACCGTTCCAGCTTGCACCCTAGCCCGCCCACTACACGCGACCACTGCCAGCCCGCTCATTTGCATGCGTGGGAAGGCTTGCCGCGCTGCGCTTAAAAGTTCATTTGCTTGTAAGGTATCCATAGTTTATATTATACGCCCGTTTTTAATATTATGTCAAGGAATAGCCAGCACAATGACTTTGAAGTACACGACGAACGGCGTGGCATAGCCGGTTACGGTGAACGTCACGACCAGCGTGTAGGCTTGCTGTGCGGCGGGTTTGAAGAAGGGCAGCTTGATTGTCGTCGCCGTCGGCGCGGTCGCGGCCCCAGAAACAGTTGCGGTGCTCACGTCTACGCCGTCGGCGTCGTAGGCTTTCATGGTGATACTGGACGCGGTGACAGATAGCCAATCAAGGTTAAGCGTGTAGG